ACGCATTCTAGAAATAAAATGAAATGGATATAAGAAAAATTTCAGTAGGACCTGACTACAAATCAGGTGCTATGCATTATTTAGTTGGGCAAGAGGTATTGGGAGGAAACTATATTATCCATTTAATAAAGTTTGAATCTTCGTCAGGTAATTATCATATATATATAATACAGGGCAATGAAATTAAATTATGGAAATCGTTTAATAGTGTGATGCCGGTTTCTATTGAATATAATATAAATTTTTAAACAATGAATCAAGATGCAATCACCTCACAGCTTCATCGTACAACCTTTAAAAGGGAAAAGATACGATAATACTAAAAATTTTGGTGAGGTCGAATTTATTGTTAGTTCTTCACAAGAAGACCATAAGTTTTCGAATCGTTATGGAATAGTCGTTTCTTTACCATTAAATTATTGCGGACCTATTGAAATAGGCGACATGTTACTCGTTCATCATAATGTATTTAAATATTATTATGATATGAAAGGTATACAGAAAAGTGGTAGAAGTTTTTTTAAAGATGATTTATTTTTTATAGACAATGACCAATTTTTTTTATACAACAAAAAAGGTAAGTGGTATGCTCATGACAAGTATTGTTTCGTAGAACCAATTGCAGCTAAAGATTATTATATAGATAAAGCTGTAAAATACGAACCATTAGTTGGTATCATGAGATATCCAAACCAAGAATTATTGAGTCATGGAGTGAAAGCCGGAGATGAGGTAGTTTTTCAGCCGGATAGTGAATATGAATTTAGAATTGATGATATATTAATGTATAGAATAATGTCTCAATTCATAACAGTTAAATTATGAGTAATACTGAAATTAAATTAAAAATAATTGAAGCAGGACAAAAGGCAGTCGATGAATTGATTAGTGTAGCTAAAGAAAAAATAGTTACGGGAAGTGAAGATGATTTGTCTGCTGATAGATTAAAAAATGCAGCAGCTACAAAAAAGTTAGCAATATTTGATGCATTTGAAATACTAAATAGAATTGAACAAGAAAGAGATGTTATTGAACTAGAAGGTAAAGGTATAAAACAAACAACAAATCAGGGTTTTGCAGAAAGACGTTCTAAATAAATTATATACAAAATTAGTTGGAATCATTCCAAAAAGTGTACTTGCAAAAAAAAATAAAAGTGCAACTTGGAAATATGGTTATGATGAAAAGTATGATATAGTAATTATATCTAAAACAGGACAGATTGGCGATATAATAAAAATGAATGGATTAAATATTGCGTTGCCACTTGAACCTAAAAAAATCAACAAAAGACATAGTGCTACAAAACATCAGTATTGGGAGAGACATGAATATCCTAAATCTCTCAAAAGAATATCTACAATATTTCAATGGAACGAACAAGCCAATACTTTTAAAAACCAATGGATTGATTATATAGAGCAAGAGTTTGATTATAGAGAGTATGGGTATTGGTTTTACAACAATGGCATACCTACATACATTACAGGTTCTCACTACATGTATTTACAATGGACAAAAATTGATGTTGGCTATCCTGACTTCAGAGAAGCTAACAGGTTGTTTTTTATCTATTGGGAAGCATGTAGAGCTGACGTTAGAAGTTTTGGGTTGTGTTATTTAAAAATAAGACGTTCAGGTTTTTCATTCATGGGTTCTTCAGAATGTATAAATACAGGAACTTTAGCTAAAGATTCAAGAGTTGGAATATTATCTAAAACCGGTTCTGATGCTAAAAAAATGTTTACAGATAAAGTCGTGCCAATCGGTAGCAACTTGCCGTTTTTTTTCAAACCAATACAAGATGGTATGGATAAACCAAAAACCGAACTAGCATTTAGAGTACCTGCATCAAAAATTACAAAGAAAAATATGTATACTGTTGAAGAGGAAGAGTTGGATGGCTTGGACACTACAATAGATTGGAAAAATACAGATGATAACTCATATGATGGTGAAAAATTATTATTGTTAGTACATGACGAAAGTGGTAAATGGTTAAAGCCAAATAATATATTAAATAATTGGCGTGTTACAAAAACTTGTTTACGATTAGGTAGTAAAATTATTGGTAAGTGTATGATGGGTTCAACATCTAATGCTTTGAGTAAAGGTGGTGATAATTTCAAAAGTTTGTACGAAGACTCAGATACTAATAACAGAAACGCAAACGGTCAAACAAAAAGTGGGTTATATAATTTATTTATACCTATGGAATGGAATATGGAAGGATTTATTGATAGATATGGAATGCCTGTATTAGAAACTCCTTCATCACCTGTTCTTGGTATTGATAATGAAATGATAAAGATAGGTGCAATACAGTATTGGGAGAATGAAGTCGAGTCATTAAAATCTGACCCTGATGCATTAAATGAATATTATAGACAATTTCCTAGGTCAGAGTCTCATGCATTTAGAGATGAAAGTAAACAATCATTATTTAATCTTACAAAAATCTATCAACAGATAGATTATAATGATTCGTTAATAATGCAGCACCATGTTACTCAAGGAAGTTTTTATTGGAAGGACGGAATTAAGGATTCAGAAGTTATGTTTAGACCTGACAAGCGAGGAAGGTTTTTAGTAGGGTGGACTCCTAAGCGAGAGTTACAAAATAAATATTTTATTCGTAATGGAAGAAAATATCCCGGCAACGAACATATAGGTTCATTTGGCTGTGACTCATATGACATTTCAGGAGTAGTAGGAGGTGGAGGTTCTAACGGTTCTTTACATGGAATGACTAAATTTAATATGGATGACGCACCAAGTAACGAGTTTTTTTTAGAATATATAGCTAGACCACAAACTGCAGAAATATTTTTTGAAGAAGTTTTAATGGCTTGTGTATTTTATGGAATGCCAATATTATGTGAAAACAATAAACCTCGTCTATTATATCATTTTAAAAACAGAGGGTACAGAGGTTTTAGTATGAATAGACCTGACAAGGTGTATAATAAATTATCAAAAACAGAAAGAGAATTAGGTGGTATCCCCAATTCAAGTGAAGATGTAAAACAGTCTCATGCTGCTGCAATAGAATCTTATATAGAAAAATATGTAGGTTTAGATTTTGAAGGTACATTTAGAGATTCAGAAGAAATGGGTAGTATGTATTTTACAAGAACGCTTGAAGATTGGGCAAAGTTTGATATTTCAAATAGAACTCGTTTTGATGCAACTATAAGTTCAGGATTGGCTGTAATGGCTAATCAAAAACACTTATATTTACCTACCAAAAAAGAGTCAAAAATAAGCATTAACTTTGCAAGATACACAAATACAGGAACATATAGCAAAATATTACAATGAAAGATATAAAAATAGATATAAGTGCCGCAGGTTTTCCAAGTCAATTTGTGTCTGATGCTAAAAAAGCAACAGTTGAGTTTGGTTTACAGATAGGTCAGGCAATACAATATGAGTGGTTTAGAAAGGATGGAGTTGGGTGTAGATACTATAATCAATGGGGTCATTTTAATCGATTGCGATTATATGCTCGTGGTGAACAATCAGTTGGTAAATACAAAAATGAATTAGCTGTAGATGGCGATTTATCTTATTTAAATTTAGATTGGTCGATTGTTCCTGTTATTCCAAAATTTGTTGATATTGTAGTTAATGGAATGTCTGACAGATTATTTAAAGTTGAAGCATATGCACAAGATGCAATGTCTCAAGCAAAACGTTCTAAATATCAAGACATGGTTGAAGGTCAGATGTCAGCAAAACCAATCCTTGAAAACATTTCTAAAAACTTTGGAGTAGACCCTTTTGTTGTAGAAGCGGATAGTCTTCCTGAAACTGATGAAGAACTTCAGTTGTTTATGAATTTAAATTATAAACCTGCTATTGAAATAGCTGAGGAAGAAGCAATAAATACTTTGTTTGAAGACAATCATTACCAAGATATTAGAAAAAGATTAGATTATGACATAACAGTTTGCGGTATAGCTTGTGCAAAACATGAGTTTCTAGAAGGCAACGGTGTTACAATAACATATGTTGACCCTGCAAATTTAGTGTATAGTTATACAGAAGATAAGCATTTTAAAGATTGTTTTTATTGGGGTGAAATTAAAACAGTTCCTATAATAGAACTAATGAAAATTGACCCATCATTGACAAATGAAGATTTGGAAGAAATAAGTAAATACAGTCAAACATGGTATGACTATTTTAACACAGCACAATATTATCAGAATAGTATATTTTATAGAGATACTGCTACCAT